AGCACCAGGAATTGGTGTCTGGTCAAATGCAAACTGGAAGTACTTCTGTGGACGGAAATCGTCTAGTGTTAGCTTTGTAGCGAATGTATCCCAAACCTTTGGAAGAGCAGCATACTGCTCTAGAAGAATCTGGTTTAGAACTGGACTAATCTGTGTTGGGAAGTCAGAAGTAGAAATACCTTCTTTTACTCTCAACTGTGCGGTACGATCCCCACGAAGGGCATCATCCCAAACCTTAGCGGCTTCTAATTGACGTGATGTGATATTCATGTTTGCCTTTCTTAGCAACCGAAGATACGGACAAAAGCTTCGTTAGCAGCTACAGCAGTAGTTGCAGTCTTAGCGCGGATTGCGTGACCAAACAAGGTGTTTGAAGTCGAAACAGTTGTTAGCACACCAGCTGATGTGATGTAAACTGCCTGTCCAACAGTCAAAGCCTGACCCTGTAGTGTAACTAGAGGGGTGATTGGTGATGCAGCAGATAGGTCAAAGCGGAATACTCCGTTGAACTTAACTGTGGTGTAAGTAGCAGCATCTGAACCAGTGTAAGCATCAACCTCGGCAACGCCGTAAAGGCCACCAACGATTACAGGCCAACCTGATTTAATTGTGCTACCAACTGGCAGAACCAAAGATTCTGCTTTATTGTAAACCTCATTTATAGCCATGAGTTAGCCTTTCTACTTAGTGACTCGTCGAGCTATAATAGCATCGAACTCGTCTTGAAGGGTAGTAGACTTTACAGCTTCCTGGACGTGTCCAAGAACTGCTGCTGGTTCTACTGCTGCTGGGGTTACTACTGCACTGCGAAGAGCATCTGCATACTCTTTCTCACTTGCAATTAGTTCATCAACAGACTTGATATTGCTTTCAGACTTTAGAGCCTCTGCTACACGCTTAAGTGCAACCTTTGGCAGTCCTGATTCGTTAAATTTTTCAGCAACTTCTACTGGGTCAATTGCGTCAACAGATTCCTCTTCAACGCCTTCTTCAGCTTCGGCTGGCTTTGCGGCCTCGGCTAGAATCGAAACCGACTCCACCACAGGGCTAATCGCTTCAACGAAAGTTGATTTAAGATCAGCAATTGCTGCCTCAAATTCTTCTTTAGTAATAGACATAGCTATACCTTCCATATTGTCAGTTTCCACCACTGTTGTGGTTTCTTCTATTCTAGTGTAACTTTCAAGGAGAGAAATAAATTTCCCACCTGCTCCAGCTACTGTAACCACATCAACGCTAGTCAAAGGATCTGCGACTAACGACTCAATGATCATTCCTTTACGACCATCAGCTTCGCCTGCATAGGCTTGTCCGAGAGCGTGGATTGATAAACCCACATCGCCAGCCATCTCTTTAATGATGGGTGCGTAGTGTGAGTAAAACTTTATATCAGCGTAAAGTGCGCCTTCCTTGAAGACTGCATCGCTAACTAATTTACCTGCTAGTTGGTGAACATCACGTTCAGGTCTATCTGAAACTTCGTTCATGCTAGGGTGATTCATAAAAACTTTTGTTCCAGCAGTAAAAACTTCTGGACCATATTTCTGAAGCATATCTGCGCCATAGTATCCGGAAGATCCCCATCCAGATTCAATAACTTTTACAGACCACTTATTTCCAGATGCCTGTGCATCAAACGCAACAGACTCATCAAGCCTTAACATAGAACTCCAAAAAGGGTAGGAACATTACAAAGTAATAATACCACACAGTATTAGAGGTTTTGATCCCTAAGTTGATTATCTCCATTAGCTAAAGCACCAACACTGCCACTATTACCTTGAGATGGCACTACACTACCCGTAGATTGTGCATCATTAGATTTAGTATCCTTGAAGTTTAAGTTATTTGGAATCATAATTCCTTCAGGTGGCATAGAACCAGTTGCAGGAATATCTAGCAAATCAATAATTGCAGCATGATATTGTTCCGGTGAAAGCACACCAGTTTCCCATGCCATAGCAAGAGCCTGAACCATTCTATGTGTAGGTTCAACTTCGATTGAGGGCCAAGTGATATCAATATCATTAGGTGCTCCAACAAAACGAAGAATACGCTTATAGAACAAAGACCAAACATGTTGGCGAGCTTCCATAGCTTTCATAGTTGGTGTGTCTAGTGTTTGTGCAGTTCCATAAGCACCAGACTGTCCAGGGTCAGCAAGCAAAGCAACAATAGAAACTTCAAGACCAGCCGCGACCATAGATGCAAGTGAACGACCAGCATCAAAGTCATAACCGCTACCACGAGCAATTGGAGTTAGATCTGTGTCTGCACCCATCGCAGCCGTAGCACCAATGCGCGAACTATCTGCAACAGCAACTTTAGCTGCAGCGTTATTTGCCCCAGAGCCACGCTTAGATGAAATCTTATAAGCAAACTGTGCAAGCGCACGAGTCATAATAGAGCCATTCTCAAGGAACTCTCTATAAAGTTTTGACCAAGCAATAACAGGCAAAGCATCAGGTACGCCAAAGGTCCATCCAACATGGCTGTTAAAAGCCTGATGGAACATTACATAACTTAAATCAACTTGCTCATTAGCAGATGTAGCTGAACTAAAAATAGTTTTACTTTTACCAGCATTCTCAGGATAAGTATCAGTGTAATACCAGCGAGTAACAGTTTCAGCGTTACCAGTAGCAACTCTTCTACTCCAAGTTCTACGAACAGCCCAAATAACTTCATTATTATCTGGATCAGTCATAACGCCACTAACCTCAGACATTGGTACGCGCATAAACTGTTGGTCAGAAATTCGACCTAAAACAAAAACATTGCCATCAGTATAAGCACTCAACTCAAGTTCTTCATAGGCAGCAGAAGAGAATAAACATCTCTCATTTACAGGATTATTAATTTTAGTCTTTACCCTATTAGAAACTTTAGGCATAATGAATGAACGACCCCAAACATATGAGGAACGAAGTTTATAACCACGCTTAATAAGTGGATTACCAACTGAAAGCTCACGCAATTGGCGTGAAGCCGCATGCAAGTCATTCAAAGACACACCAAAATCATTAGTATCTGCAGTAACTGGATTCCAGCCACGATCATCAAGCATCAATGAGATGTTACTCAAGGCTTCTGATAATTTAAAATTTTCGGCATCTAATGCCAAAAAACGATCATTTAACTCTTCAAAACTAATTTTTTCATCCATAAACCATAGTTTAGCATAAAAAATTAAATTGGCATACCTCTACGCTGATCTAAATCAAGCATCTCCCAAGGATCGAGCACAACCATGTCGCCAATACCCATGCCTGGAGTGTTTAGCAAGTTAGAAATATCTGCAGCCGCATAAACTGCAGCATCCAAATTATCAGGAGATTTGATGCCACGACTACGCATATCATCCTTAGATTCAATCTGAATAGCACCTTTCGGGCTGAACTTATATTTGATCATCAACATTTCATCCAACAACTTGTTATCATCAAAATCAATATCTAAAGAACCTTCAGCCATCTGCTGGCGTAATTGATCAAAATATAGTGCCCTAGCGTTTAACCAGCGCAAAGTATCAGGGCTGCGACCAGAACCAATCATTGCAACCACAGTATAAGGCGCATAAGAATATGTAGAATGATTCACCAGCATATCAATAACACCAGCACCAATACCAGAACCATCGATACGAACCTCATGTGCTCCAGTAGCTAAAGCAGCCGCATGAATCCTATCCGCAGTTTCAGTAAGAGGAACTTTGTTCCACGAATCAAGGCATCGCAAACGACCACCCCGATTAGTATAAATACAGCTATAATCATCACCCATACGAGCAATATCGACCCCAAGAACACAAGGAACGTTAGCATCATCTTGAACATTAGCATCAACCGCCTTATCTATCGCACTCTGCGTAAAAAACATTGAATCAGATTCATCAGGAAACTCAGCCAAAATTTTAGATTTAAATCTAGAAGAATCGGCTCCCCATTGAACTTTCATATCCTCAACCCAACTAGGCTGAGGCAATAACTGTGCAAGTTTCTCAGAAACTTTTTCGCCAGTAAAATTAGGGGTATCCATTGCTGAAATAGTTATCTTATTCCAAGTAGAATCATCGCGCTTAAAAATCTTACCAAAAGCAGACTGGTAATCATCAGGGTTGGCAATAGCTAAAATTCTACAGTTATCTGCAGTAGTATTAACTTCAGCAGCCGTAAAGATCATTTCAGGACAACCAACAGCCTCATCAATCAAAAACAAAACACCATCAGGTCTGTGCAAACCTTGGAACGCAGACATATCCATATCCGCAGGTCTACGACCAAAAGCAACTTGCTTTTCAATGACTCGGCGGTTTCCCTTTTCATCAAGACCCTCAACTGGAACTTTCCATTCATCAGACTGAGTGATCTTACCTGGAAGATTATGCTCAATGTAATGT